TAGCTTTATTAATTGTATCCTTAAATTTTTTAGAGCTAGGCTCGGAACCAGGTCCAGGTGAAGGTTGTGGCGTTTTTTTTTCTGCTAACAAACCTTTATTAGCTTTTTTAGGTCCCCAATCTTTTCTTCTTACTCCTGAAGGGTCCTTTGCTTTTCCTGCACAAATTTTAGATGCATATGCATTAGCGTAAGCTGATGGATAAACTTTAAATTTTCTTTTTGCAGCTGATTTGCCTCTAGCACATAACTTTGTCATATTTTTTGCATCCCTGGATTAGTTGATAGTATATTTTTTTCTGCTCTAGGTCTAGCTACTGAATCTTTACTTCTTTTTCGTAGTTGAGCTATTGCAGATTCTTTTAATGCTCTTTCTTTTCTTAATTTTTGTAAATCTCTTTCTAAATTCATTTTTTGTATCCTAACCCTGTTGCTCTATTTCCATATAATTTATTCCAAGACCATGAAGTTAACTTAGTTGACCAGTGATATATAAATGTTACTAAATATCTCATTTCTTATCCTTATTCATTCCGCCCCTGAAGATCTGAGTTCCCTTAATACCGTAGATGCTCGCCACGACAAGGATCCATAAATTTGTGAACCAGCTCGGAAGCTGCGAGAACATCTCGAAGAACAATTTTACCTTGTCCATCGCTCCTGGATCATCACTTATGACAGCCCAACTCAGGACTGCTATTGGCGCTGACAAAATTATTAAAACTGCCTCGTCCTTCCAGTCTGAATTTCTTGATTCTAAAAGTTTTCCTTGGTAAGCTTCCTGACCTTCAGCCATTTTTCTTGCGTGCATCATTTGTGCGTCCGCCATCAGCATCTTTGTTTCTTGACGCTTCTTGAAGATGTGCGTACCTGCTTGTGCCGCCAATTTTATCGCGCTTAACCACATAATATTTATCTTGCCTCCTTTGACTCATGAATTCTATCATCTTATCCATTACAAGGAAAGCCCTGTAACCATTGACTCTCCATCTCCAGGTCGGAGTATGGTGTGGTTTTCTTATTTTGCAAGGAAACATCTGACCTTTGAACATATCTACAAATTTTTGTAGTGTATCTTGATCTGTCATCTCTATTGTGCAGGCAAATTCTTTTTTTCTTCCTATCCCCTTTGACCAAATGCCAAAACTTCCTTCTCCATCAAATATTCCAGCTAAAAAAATTAACTTAGACTGTACTGGAAGACTTTCGTATGAGTTTTTTGGTGTATTTTTTAACACTTTTAAACTTCTTTTCGGTTAGCCCTTGTGGGTTTGGCCCTCTTTTAGGTGGTGGACCATAACGTACACCTCCACTTAATCCTTTTTTATTACTTCTTAGCAATTTTTTCTCTCGCTACTTCTAAACGTTCATCTGATTGTTGGTCTTGCGTTGCAAGTCTATTGTAATCAAAATCAAGTCTGTCTGCTGCTCTTTGATTTTCTTGATCTGCTCTAAATTTAGTCTCTTCAGCTTTTCTTTGAAGATCCATAGCTCTTAAATCAATTTCTTGTTGTTTAATTTTAATTAAAGGGTCTTCTTTATTCTGATTTGCATTTTCAGTTTGTACTAACTCTTGAGTTATCTGTGCTGCAACCTTTGCAACTTCAGCTTCAAACATAATTTCAAACTGTTGAGGATCCTGTTGAGCCATTTGTGCCATTTCAGGATTTTCCATGACCATTTGTTTCACTTGTGCTTTAGCTTTAAAAGAAATGTGATCAGAAATATGCGATTGTAGTAGTGCATATACCTGAGGATTAATTTGTACCATTCTTGATGCCATAAATGCCATGTGTGCAGCGATGTGTGCATCGTGATCTTGAAATTCAAACGCTGTAAGCAACTTCATTTGAAGTGCACGTGCATTTTCTTTTGCAGGATCTAAAGGTTCTGGTTGTTTTGGTGGTGGCTTTAGAATTTGATCTATAGTTTTAGTTCCAAGTGCTTCGTAAACACGTCTATATGCTTCGTGTAGGTTGTGCATCTGTGGGTTAGATTGTGCAATTTGTAATTGTGCTTGTGCAAGTGTAACTCTTTGAGCCATAGACATAATATTTGGATCTGCAACAGGCAAAATATCTACTCTGTTATCAAAATCTGCTTGTTTTATTTGTCTTGGGCCACCGTAAACATCATAAGGATATTCAGGCGGTAAAGATTCACCACAAATTCTTGCTAAAATTTTAAATTCTAATCTCATTGCGTAGTAACATCTTTTGTGTACACCACTCATAACTCTTGATCCTCTTTCCATCATAGCCATCGTAGTTCCAACAGCTCTGTTCTGAGTATCATTACCTACACCACTATCTGTAATAGCAGCAAACTTTTGTCCTGCTTGAACAACAAATCCCATTAGATTGTAAAGTGTAGGACTTGGTTCTGTAAAGGGTAAGTTAAAAAACTGATCTCTAATATTTCCGCCAGGCGCATCTACATCTCTAAACTCTCCTGGTTGAATTGGCTGATCATCATCTCTAACTCTAATACCTCTAGACTTAAACCCTGCTGGTAAATTTTTTAGAGTACCTGCATCTATCAATTGTCTTAAAGACTGTGTTGCAGCTTGTGATAAACCACCAATCATGTGTGTAAGGCCAAAGCCATAAAAACCTAGTCCCGGTAAAAATTTATAGTGTACAAAATATTCTGTTCTAGCGTAAGAAGGATCATTAGGTTTATAGTTTCTGTAAATAGATAATACTTCTCCACTACCTTCATCTATAGTTATGATGTATGGAATTTTAATTTTTTTAGCTTTGTCATCAAAGTCTTCATAATCATCTAAATTTAAATCTACATGCATTTCAAGAATTGTATTTAAATAATCATTACCGCCCGTGCTTTTAACACCTTCTAGTTCATTTAATTTTTTTTCTACTGAATCTGGTTCTGTAGAAGTTGAGTCAGATAATTCTATATCCCTGTAAAATCCTGCAGCCATTTTCTTTGTTACTTCATTTGAAGTCATCTTAATAACGTGTGTAATTCTCTCACAATCTTTTAAATCAGACGCGTAGTAAGGAACTACTAAATCTTCTGCTGGAATAAACTTAGATACTGGTCTATCTAATAATGCATCGTAATAAATTTTCTTAAATGTAGAACCTGATAAAGGTAGATAAAATAACATCTGATCCATGTCAGTTGTGTAATCTTCCATCTCTTCCATTAACAGGTAGTTCATGTAATCTTTAACTCTATCTGCTTGTTGTTCGGTAGCCGGTGTTTGTAAACCTATAACTTGTGTTCTTACAGGGCCATCAGATGGAACAAGTTCCTTATATGCTTGTGCTTGGAATTGTGTAACCGATTCAGCTAACAAAGGATGCGTGACACCGGAAGCTCCTTTAAATGGTCTTGATACCTCTTGGTATCTAGTTCCTAATAAATCTAAACCTTTTATGTAAGCATCTTCCCATTCTTTTCTAGACACTTTATCTTTTTTATATTCTTCAATAAGTTCAAGAGCCATTGCTTTAAGATCTCTCTCATCCATGTCTTCTGCAAGGTTTGCATTAAAATTGTCTTGAGGTCTTTCCTCTTCAACCTCTTCTTCTCCTTCAATAGAAATTTCCATTGGATCGGAATCTGGTTGTGGTATAATTTCTTCCTCTTTTATTTCGTCTGTTACTTTTTCTATTGCCATAATTAATTGTACCTTATTGGTTTAAACATATCCACTACTAACCCACCTTCACTTTTGTAAGTTTTTTGTGTGCTTCTCATAAGCGGAGTTACTTTAATTGCAAATGAATCAAAATACAAGTTAGGGTTATCTTCCGTTATTAGCTTGTATCCCTTTTTTGGATTTTCAACTGCATCAGTGTGAGAAATTCTTGTAAATTTTTTACCTTTCATAGCTCCTGTATCGTAAGTATAATTATCAGTGTCTATTCTCTTATAGGGTTTCTTTGGGTTTGATCTAGAAACTTTTATTGGACCTGCTTTTGTACTATAGAATTTAGCTGCTTTTTTCATTAATTCAGGAATGACTGCTTTACCTTTTTTACCAATCCCTTTACCTGATGAATAACCATAAGATCTTTCATTACCTTCTATTCGAGAACTTGCTTTATAATTTAACATGTCAAAAGGTAAAACGGATACAAAGTCAGCTCCTTCTCTTGCTGCAAGTTGCATAAGATATTTTAAAGCGTGATCATTATAATCAGCAGAGTCTGGCATAGGAAAATAATCATAGTTACCTCTACCAGAAGTTTGAGAAATTCTTTGGGTGTTTTTATTTAGATCGTCAGCTGCTCTAAATATTTTTGAAGCATTTCCAGTATTTGCTGCATCATCTAAATTTTGTCTTAGTAATTTTTGTGAGTTCATAAATAATCTATTTTCAATATCTTTTTGAAAAGGGTTTAATCTATTAACTCCATCTAGTTGTTCTGATCTACTTAAATTTTTTGCAACATTTTTTGCATTGTCCGCCTGTATTTGGTGAATAGATAAAACTTTTTTACCATCTGGTGTAAACCTAGTATCAAATCTTACATGGAATATTTCATTTTTTACAACCTTATCACCATCCTTCGAAAAATGAGTACCAGTTTTCAAAGGATTATAATTTGTTTTAATAGGTTCATCTAAATAAAAAACTGTTTCTCTATAATTTTGACCTCCCATGAGAGTCTGTGAATCATTATAATACTTTGTTTGGTTAGCAGCTTTTACAGGTTTAATGTTTTCTCCCATTTCATAAATAAGTTTGTTAATTAATTTTTTATCTTCCATATTAGTTATTTTTTCTCTAGCTCTAGTTAGTCTTTGTATAGAATCATTAATGTTCATACTTAAATCATCAGTACTTGATAAATTTTTTAAATAATAAGAAGCATCTTCTAATTCACCAAAAACATCTTCATTAACATTTTTATATTTATTGGAGATACTCTCTATCATTTTTTGATGAGCAACTGCATTTTTTTTAACTTTTTCTACAGCTCCTTCGGGAATACCAAACTGTTTTGTTTTTAATCTATTGATTGGATTTAATTTTACCATTGCTCCAACTTCATTAGCATCAAGTTTTAAACCAAATTTCTTTGCAGCTAATAAAAGACCACCAGTTAAATCACCCCTATCATTAAAAATAGCTAGATTAGAATCAAACAATTCTTCTTTGGTTACGTTTACTTCCTTTCCCGCAAAAGGTCCGTTATCGTATTTAAATTTTTTTGTATCTAAAATAGTTCTACTTGCTGGTTTGCCAAAAATATTAAAAGTTTCTTTTCTTCTGGAAGTTAAATGCTCTATCCATTCGTCAGCAGTATACTTACCTCTTCCTTTTCTCATTACCCAGTCATATGTTGATGAACCAAAAGCAGGTGCAATATCATCACCCATTTGTAGGGGTTTTGTTTTCTTTAAAACTACCGGTGGGTTTTTTAGTTCTTGTGTAACTAATTCTTTAGCCTGCGCCTGTGAAGGTTTAGGTGTGTAAGTTATTTGTCTTTGTTGTTGTCCGGTAGCCGGTACAGCTGATTCTTTTTTACCGCTGAGAAGTTTTTTACCGAACCCTAGTAAAGTTCTAAGGGACACTGATCCCCCTATGTAATTTTAGTAGCTTTGTTTCTACCTAGTTTGCATTTAGCTGTAACTGATGTTCCGTGCTTATAACCCATAGGTCTTTGCATCATCATGCCACCCATATTTCTTTTTAAAGGTTTCGCAGCTTTACCTACACCTGCTAAACTTTTAATTTTTTTCATATCACTTTCCGTAAGTCTACCAGTACCACCCATTGGTCCACTTCCTCTTCCCATAGATTTCTTAGCTTTTTTTACTCTATCTACAGCGACTGCAATTTTACTTTTCATTTCACCTACTCTACCAGTGTCCATACCACCACTTTTATAACCCATAGGTTGTTGCATCATAGGTTGTTGCATCATAGTATTACCCATAGGTCTTTGCATCATGCCACCACCCATTTTTTTATTGAGTTTATTTAAAGCTTTGTTTTTTGTTTGTGTAGCCTTTGATGGTTCACCTGGTTTCTTTTGTTTATAAAAATCTGTTAAATTTTTTTTATTTTCATTTTTTATCTTTTTACCTTTTAGGTATTCTTTTGCAGCGACTCCCGCAACACCAATACCTAAAGCTATTTTACCAACAGTAGTTGCACTTGCTGCTTTCTTAGCAACACTTAAAGCCGTTTTTCTTTTATTAAATTGAGATGCAGACTCTCCAGGTTTAAAACCTTTTGCTTTTCTTATCTCTGCCATTGAAGAATATTGTTTAGGACCTTTAGCTGTAGTTGCTTTTAAATCTGAATAGGGATTTTTAGTTTTACTTAAAATTTTATCTAAAGTACCTGAATTAATACCAGCTCTACTTCTTTGCTTAGTAAATTGTATTTTCATTCTAGAAAGATTCTGAGCTCTTTTAGTTTTATTAACTGTAGGTTTGACTGAATTAATTACAGGAAGATCTAAACCACTTCCTCTTTTGTATTTCATT